CAATATCCCCAGTTGCGGTAATTGAGCCACTAACATTAAGATTGCCTGTTACATTTACACCGCTGTCGCTTATTTCAAGCCTTGTGCCATTGTAGTAAAGGTTTAAGCAACCCGCTGAATAGCTTGGCAAATTAACTAGGCTGTGCATACCGCATAAGAAAATTGCGTCTGTTATATGATGTGAACGGATGTATTGAGGCGGTACACTTTCCCCAGTCAAGTACCAACTTTCAAGCTCTCTGTCATTGAATAGGATTAAACCCTCGTCGCCAATGTTTAAAGGATATGTAAATCCCATATTGGCATTGCCCATAAAAAATACTTTTGCTCTGATTGGTTCAAAGTCCTCACTTATTGGAATACCATTGTTATCAAAGCTTTTAATGTATTGCTGTGCAATTTGTACTTGAACGGTGCAATCTGTCGGATTAAACTCAACCACTTTACCAATTCTTACACAATTAAGACGATTGTAAAGTACATCTTCTTTGAGGGTTTCTGTGTAAACGGCTAAGTCGGGGAAGTTACGTTGATTTATGTAGTTTGTGCTCATACTCTCTTTGCTCCGCCTTTGCCTAACACGCTTTGAACGTGAATAACACCGTTACCACTTCCGCCTAACTTGAAGATATAACAAAACTTGTCCCAATATGGATTAAACACATTATCATAAGCAACTTTAGAGTTAACACCAATTAATTGGAAGTCAATTGCATTCCCGATTAAGTGTTGACTTTCTTTTGAGGCATTGCTTAAGCTTGCGTTATTGGCGTAAGTTCTCCACCCTGATGTCACTTTAATCTTAACGTTTTTGTAATAGGTATTTACAAAGTTAGTTAACTTTGTAGCAATTGTTTGACATCTATATAAGATATCTTTTGAGATTTCTGCATTTATGTCTGCGTTTGAATTACCGCTCCCCGCTGGTTTAATCATCTCTTTCCAACTGATACGATTGGTAATCATTTTATTGTAGCCTGATATATCTCCGTTATTATCTTTGATATATCTGTAAACTTCTTCAACGCTTGCGCCATAACTGCCGTTAACTGGTTCAATCTGATTGCCTGTAACCATTTGAAAACCACCGTTAACAGTTTCCCCAGTTGTCATATATGGAGAGTTACTTAAGCCTTGACCAGTTATTAAGTTAACGGTTGTTATTCTTTGACCTGAAACACGACCACTAATAGTACCTCTATGCGTCATACCACAAAGAAAATATGTGCCTGAAAACTCGCTTGCTATATCGCTCTGTATCTCAAGTAATTGACCAACGTACAGAGAGGGGTTTAAAATGCTATCTGCGACGACTTCTTGCCCTTGCCTATACGGAGTACCAATTAAACCGTTTTGTGCATTTAAAACGGTTACACCAATGTTTAAGCATTCATTTTCATTGAGAGTATTAATCTTTGCATTGTCTATAAATGTTTGGTTATTGGTAATCTGTTGAATAATCTGAAGTGGAGTTCCTTTAAAGGTTGTATCAGTTTTAAATTGACCCTCTAAACGTCCGCAACTTCCTATTTCGCAATCTTCCATAAGGTTTACAAGGTAAGCGTATGCCTCTTGGAATGTTGTGCCCGCAGTAAATGTATGTACACCTATGTCAGGTTGATTATAGCCAACGTCAAGGGCTTGTATTGTGGTTTGTACATCTACGCCACTTCTATGTGAGTAAGCCTCTTGCATCATACCACTGAATAGCAAAATCAATTGATTTTCATAGCCAGCCCAAAACTTAACATATTTTTTTGTAACTAGCCAACGTTCAAGAAACAGATTGGAGCGGGTAGCGGGTGCAAGGTTGTAAATGGTAAAACTAGCCGTATTTGATTGTGCAAAAGTGTTTCGTACAATATTAAACTCGACCGTTAAGGGATAGCCAAAAGTTACAACCTGTGCCTCTCCTTTTTCATCATAGTAAGTAACTTCCATACGCCAAATACATTGATGTGGATTTGAACCCTCGAACTCGTTACTTATCCCGCCTGTTAATGTTATACTATCCGCCATAAATTTCTGTTTCTATTTGTTGTACCTCTGAACTATCTAAGAGATACATATTTACTCTTTGATTTGCAAAATCATCAATTGAGCACGGCTCTAAATCGCCTAATGCAGTAAATGCAATTCCCCACTCAATATTATTACGCCATTGTCTTAAAATATTAGGGTGCAATACTACTTTCATACCGTAAACGGTTAAGGAATTGCTCACAATATCCATATACCATGAATATTGACTTGGCGCATATTTTAATGTTATTGAAGCGCTTTCATTTTGCGTAACTTGGGCTTGAAATGTTTGCCACGCATCAGATGTTATTGATATAATTTGTTGCATAGTTATTTTCTATAAAACATACTGTATAAAATAGTATCATTAAAATCAGTGCTTTGCGTACTTGCCACACCTGTATTAGTTTCACTTGCTTGTTGTTGAGATACTAACAAACTTTTTTCGGAGTTTGTTGCGTTCCTTGTTGTTGAACTTACATAACTCCATTCTTGGAGTTTGATTTCAACCGTACTTTCATACAAAGTATCAGATTGGGTCATTATTATGTCAATGATTGCCATATTATCTAACAATTTGTATGGCGTCCATACGGTAATTAATTGACGTTCTGTCATTAAGGTTTCAAGCTTATCTAAAACAAATTGTTGGTTAGATTGGCTTTGAGTAACTGGTGAATAGTCATTAAGTAAGACCACTGCCATTTCTGAATAACGGTTTACACTATCCTCAATGGCTTGAGCTGACGACCTTAACAAAGATGTAGCACTTGAAACGCTTGGAGAAACAAAGCTTAATCCATTAAGCCAGTTAGGGATATATTTGTTTACTGTGTTTACATAGTGTTTCGGTGCTGTGTAGATTTTTTCACCAATCAGACCGCTAACTGTGTAAACTCTGGGTTTAATCGCCCAGTGGTCATTCAAAGGGACGTTGTCCTCTGTGTAATGAGTAGTTATATCACTTGATAACTGGATTGAATTGTTTTGAGGGATACCAAATTTCCTAAATAAAAACATATCCCCATATTTATGACTTCCGCCACGCTGACTAAATAACACCGCTGGAAGCTGATTTATTTCATCAAAAGGGGCGTTATTTAATGCCACATAATTATTTTTAAAATTATTAAGAGATGAAACAATTGACATTATACGTACGCCCTTTGTTGAGGAATTATTGAACTAAATTGACTTACAATGTTATTACCGACTGCCTTGTCTGCTCGTTCGGTTGTGTTAATTGTAACATTGTTGTTTTGATTTACGGTTGAATTAGTTGGATTTACCGTATTATCTACTCCACGAATTAAGTCGGGAATAGTTGGGATTTTTCCGTGTATATCTTCTGTTAGTCCTTTTATTATTGCGTCTGAAATACTTTTAACATTCAGCCCACCAGCTAAGAAATTCCAATTTGCCAGTGCTTTCATTGGTTCTTCAATACCTTTGAATTTAGGTAATGAGTCTTGAATAGCCTCTCCAAATTGTTTTATGCCCTCAATAGCTAAACCTAGGACACTATTCTTACCAGCATAATAACCAGCTACATCATCTAAGATAAGAAATAATGCAGTCATGCCTGCAATAAATGCCATTAGCCCAGGGTTAGCGACTGTTAAAGCAACACCTAAACCAATCAACGCAACTTTCAGAGAGTCAATTAATTGAGGAACTTTAGAGAATTGTTCTACAATCATTACAACGTGTTGACCCAATTGGTTAAGAGTTGGTAATATTTTTATTAATATTTCTTGTCCAGTTTTCTGTAACTGTAAATGAATTTTCTTAAGCTCTAAGCCTAACTTGTACGCTTTTTCTTGTTGTTCAGGTGACAAAAATAGATTATTGACTTCCGCCATTTCCTCTTTTGTCATTCGTAACATCATCAAGTCGTCTGCACTAAAGCCCATACGTTGAAGGATATTAACCGCTTTAATATCGTCAACTCCTTTAATTGCCTCACGAACTTCCTCAACGATTTGCTCTACAGATTTGCCATAAGGATTGATGGCTTTACCACCAAAAAATGCAAGTTCTTGATAAGGTGAAACATCTCCACGTCCCATTTGAATATCAAGTAAATTGCCTGCTACATTACTCAATGAGCCCGCCATACCCTCACGTGTAGCATTGTAGTTAACCATTGATGAGGCACTTGCGTATTTGTTTAATGTGCCTAACCCTACGCCTGTAGTACGTGAAAAAGTAATGGCTTGTTGATTGGCTCTATAAAAAGCATTTGCCATACGGTCAAGCATTCCAATTGTACCAACTACAGCCAATGCCATTCGACGCATAGCTTGCATATTAGCACGCAAGGATTTTGAAAAATTGTCGGTGCTTACAGTTAGCTTTTTATTTTTTTCTTCAAGGGATTTACTATGTTTTTCCAACTGTTGCATTTGCTTATCAGTTTTGTCAAGCTCTTTAGTATTTCCCTTAATGCCTAAGGCTATGAAAAACTCGCCTAGTTTCATTGCTTTTTCCCTTTGTTTAATTCATAGTAGGTATGTTCATAATCTTTGCAAGCGTTATCGAAATGAAACGCATTAAAGACTTCATCAATAGGTGCTTGATATGCAAGGCTTGGGTTACCACCGTACCAACCTGATTTACATACACTCATTACAAGCATATCTAAGTAGTCGCATTTAAAGACGAAATGAGGCTTAATACCGTTTGAAACTTCCCGGTCTTGCACAAAGTAGTTAGGCTCTTGAAAAAAGGGCGTAAGTTTGCCTCCATACAAGCATAGTAGATTTCATAAATATCGTTCCTTGCCTCTGGATGTTCATCAAACAAAGTCGGAGTAATTTTAAAATTATTCCACGTGCATATTTTTAAGCACGGAATAAGTGCCGTTTCGATTTCGTCCGATATATCTATTCCAATTAAAACATTTTTCGCAAAGTCCAATAAACCAGTAACATCTATATTTCGGTTAAGTAAGTCCGCTCCGTTACTTTCAATCTTCAAGCCTGTATTATACTTTTGTAGTTCAACAAGTAATGCTTTTTTTAAGGCTTTAACATCTGCAATAGTTGCACAATTGATTACAACTTTTGCCTTTTCATTTTCTGTAGTAAATTCCATATTTTTCCCCTCATTAGACCCTCTCTCCCCCCATAAGAGTTTTTAAGCTCCTATGAGGGGTGAGGGGTCAACCTTTATTACAAAATACCACGGTTATTATTAGCAAATACTATTTTATATTCAACTAACGCTTGCTCTGTGTTTCCGTCCACTGCACTTGTTACAGTAGGGATTTTTGAAACCATACCGCCAGCCAACATATAAGTGATGTATCTGATATTGCCAGCACCGTCACCAATCTTTTTGATAACTGCACCTGTTGCTAATACTGTGCTTGCAAATTCTTCTAAATCAGGGGTCAAACCGTTTAGACGTCTGTCGTCAGGTGAACCAGCTAAGACTGAAACGGTTAAGGTTGCAACCTTACCAGGCTGATTTAATGCAAATACGGTATTACCATTTTTTCCTCTTTCCAATGCTACAAGGTCATTAGGGACTTCCAATGAGCCGATAGTGCCTTGACCAAAATATGTAAGAGGTATATCGTTAACGATAATTTCGTCATTTCCTGTTAATGCATATTCTGCCATTTTATTTTCTCCTACGCTTGAATATTGATTATAACAGATGAGCTATGAATTGCGCCAGCTCTCTTAACAGCTATCTGAATAAGCGGTGCTTCTCTGTTTTCTCTCTCTGTCTGTGATTGTTGAGAAATTGGAATACTATAAATGTAGTATCCAAATTTTTCTATAGCTTCTTGGAATACTTCAGGGTCACCGAATGGAATACTATCATTCCAACTTAACCCTGTTCCGATTGAACCATTTCTTACACCCTGTTCAAGAACGGTTTGAGCAGAGTTCTTAAGCCCTGTGATACCTTTATTTGTTTGAGGTATCTTTGTATTAGTTTTTCTCAAATAATTGAATAACGCTACTTCTAAGGCTTTCTTAAGCCATAAATTCATTGTAGCCTCGTCAGTGTACAAACCATTTGAGAATGAGTAAACGCAAGATAATCCCGCAGTATCGCCATAAATATCTACGCCATTTGTTTTTGCTGAATTAAAATATGTTTGATTAAGGTTTGTATCTGCACTTGTACCTGTCAATGTTTTCAAGTTCATTGTCAAGGCTGTTTCTGTGCCACTGTAATTAGTTGAGCAAGCAATTGAGGCATAAGTTGCAATTGCTACTTTAGCGTCTTGCTGTGTTCCTGTTGAGTAGCATAGTAATCTTGTTTGTGTCAATTCTGCTGAACTAATGCTTTGACCTAAGACCGCCATATTATTCAATGAGTGAATTGCCTCATAGTAAATGCAATCTTGAGTTTGTACATATTGAGCATTTGCCAATATTCTTGCGTTTTCACATAATTGAGTAGATAAAACACCGCCAAAATAGAATTTTTCACTAGCTTCTGCAATTGCCTCGGCTAATGTAGTTCCTGAACTGTCTTGACCTGCTGTTTCACTATCATTGTTCAACAAATAAGGATATACAGTATTAGCAACCGAATAACTTGCGTAAGTACCTGTTTTTGACGCACAAGTTTCGCTATCAAAATAAGATGTTCCTGCAAGGTCTGTACCTGATGTAACATCTACAGTTACACCGTCTTGAAGTGTTACTGTTCCGCTTGGAGCTGGTTGTAATACTACGCTTGAATAACCCCCAATTGCATTTGATGTAAATACAAGTTCATTTGTTCCTGATGTTGTCAAGGTTACTGGTACATTATTTTTTGTAAACAAGTCGGTTAATGTATTTGAAATACCGCTTACATCGCTTGCACCACCCATATTTATATCAGTTAATAAGTATTGAATACCGTCAACATAGAGGTTTAAAATGCCGTCTGTTACGCTTGCGAAGTTTGCCATTGTTGAAGTCAATGAGCCAGTTGTCAATGTACCCGCAGTTCCCTCACTTGTTTTTGTTGGTTCAACTGGGGCGCAAGAACTTTCTGCACCTAAACGTCTTGAACTGAATTGTAATTGATTTGTGTTAACAACTGTTATATCGCAGTCTAATCCCGCATTATCTAACACGGTTACAATGTCTGCAACAGTTGAGATTGATGTAAAGTTTAGATTATTTACTGTGTACGCTGTTCCGTCGATTGTCAATGTCATTGTACCGCTTGAAACGGTTTTCAATGTTGCTAACATGGCATTTGTAATTGCGTGAGTTGTGAAGTATGCTGATGTAGCGTTTACGCCACCAAACGGATAAACGATTACTTGACCTTTACCTGTGATTAGGTTAGGCGCTGGCATGAACATACCAGTTCCCATATTAGCGGTCAATGTTCCTGTTCCATATTCCTGAATGATGTCATTAGCGTTTACTGCCCAAATATAAGGTTCTACGCTTAATGGTACTTCATTCGTGAATATACAAATATTGTTTGTAGCAAAATCACTTAAACCAGTTGGAGTATTGGTCAAAGAGATGTTTACTGTATTTGTAAGTGCAATAGTACCCATTAATTTGTCCTTTCGTTATTTACAAAGTTTTTCATAGATTTTATTAATAGTTTCTGTTATGTGAGAAATCTGTTTTTCAAGTACTCTGAACGATTGCAATGTTGCATAACGTTCTGAAATTTCGTCAATAATCTCCCTGTGAGTACGCTCTAATTGGTCGGGCGTTACAAAGATGTGAGATTGTATAAGTGCCACTATTACAAGGGCAATATATGGGGTAATGTCGTTCAAATTAATATTTTCCATTCCTAATTTCCCCCCACTTCTGGATTATTCATTATATCAAGTTTGATAACGTTTTTGTTGTCGGCTTGAACAGTTGCGCTAAATGTATCATAATAATCAACTGTTGTAGTTTTTGAATGCCATAATAAAACGTCAAATCTTATGGCATATCTGTTAAGCTCTGAACCACCCTCTAAGCCTGATAAGTTTTGAGCCTGTGAGATGTTAGCTATTTTAAAATTGTATTGCTCTTGGAGCTGTTCTGCTAAGGTACTATTCAAAGCCAACTGAACCTCGTTGTAACGCATTAGAGCGTCTGTATTCTTTGAATAGATATCAATCTGCATAGACCTTTTTTCATTGCTGTGTACGGTCTCTGAATAGCCTGTATCAGTATCCGCAAAATCTGTGTGCAATGAGTATATTTGATTGCTTAAGGTTGAAACGGTAACCTGTATTTGTGGAGTATTGAATAAAAGTATGTTTTGCCCTCTGATAACTACGCAAGGGATTTCATTACCATTCTTATCTGTTCCCCAGTTGTCGGGTAAGTCCATATAGGTTTGTATTAGATTGCATATAATTTGTTCGATTGGTAATTGCATTAATTTACATCCTGATAAGCGTTAACAAGCTCGTATTCCTCAAACCCATTTAAGCAATAGTTCTTGGCGTTCATTACCTTGTATTCAATACCTTTGAAAATAACGTGGTCTCCTGCGTTCAAATCGCCATTGCTACATTTGCAATGCAACCAATACCATTGCCAGCTCCTCATACCTTCCGGTTTTGACATCAATTTTGCCATTGATAAAGGTTGCCAAACACCTTTAAGCTTTATTTTCTTTTGTGTTTCCTGTTTAAAACCGTTTACAACGGATTGAGTAATTTTAATCAATTCTATAGGATACTCCCAATCTGTAAGAGTATCACGCATATTTACGAATGTCCAATTATCGCCATAAGTGTATGTCATTATTTTTTCTCAATCTCGTATGTTACTGCGTTTTTCAATGTTCCTAAATTCTGTAATGGTTTACTTGAACCTTTGAGCATTACGGTAAGTGGACTATTTTCTGCCCAACTTCCCCAACCGGATGTTTCAAAGGCTTGCATAATTGTTTCTAAAGCTCCTGCGCCAACCATTGTAGCTATACTTTGCAAATCCCCTGTTTTTTCAAAGAAATAAGTAAAGTCTTGTGTGGTCATTCCTTTTTTAATGTTTTTTAAAAATACTGACCTCTTTCTAAGACTATCCCCTAACCAACTTCTTGCGGGAATGTGTATATGTGTTGCTTTAAGATGTACTCCAAAATTGTACCAAAACCAACCACGCATTTTATCAGTGACTTTAATGTCTGCACCAAACTCTTGTAAAGCTCCTAACCCCGCCTCGTCCATATCCTCACTTACTGGGTCGTCTCCGCCTTTTCCTTTGAGCAAGCCAACCTTTACGCTGTACTGCTCGCCCATAGCTTTTATAAGCTTTTTGAGGTTACCATAGTTGATTTCGGTCTTAAGTTCACCCATTAGTTGTTGCACCGTTTACAAGTATAACATTCCCAATCATATAAGGATAGATTAAGGATAAGTATTTCAAACCATAGCCGTTTGAGGCGTATATGGACATTGTAGGGCTTTTCATTACCCATTGAGGTATAGAATAACCCTCGGATACTGAACCCACGCTCTTGCTTGTCGTAATGCCCGCATAATTGCCTCCGCTTGCGTTACGAAAATCAAGGGTCAAATAAAAAGCTGTCAAATATAAAAACACTAGGTTTTGTGTTTCTACATTCGGGAATAAACTTATGTTGAAATTTATGTCAGCCTCTAACATGGCGGTTAAGATATCACTATCTTGCGTATAGTTTAATACGCTGTCACTGTAGCTAGTCCAATCAGTAGTATTGGTAGGCAGTGTGCTAGTTACTCCGCTTGCTACTATGCACTGATAAAACGCACCGTTATAATAAACGATATCGCCATTTGCATAAAGGTTAGTCGGAATATATACTGGCAAATAAGTCGGGTTAAAACGTGGGAACTGGATTTTAAAATCCGCCACACATATCTGGCTCATAACTCCACTTATGCCTATTGTCTGTGATGATAGTTCTGTCATAAATTCCTTTGTAATTGAGGGGGGAATAAATCCCCCCAGTAATTACTTAATTAGTTCTGCAAGTTTTGCATTAGAGATGTTTTTAGCAAATTCTAAACCCTTTTCCTCTGCAATCTTTAGCATTTCTTTTCTTGTCAAAGCAAGTACTTCTTTTGGAGTAACTTCCTTGGCTTTAAGCTCTGCAAGCTCCTCTTTAAGTTTTGCGATTTCTTCGGGTGCAATTTCTTCAATTACTCCCGCACATTTTTTAAAAGCCTCTGCCATATCTTTTGCAAATTCTCTTACTTCGCCTGCTTTAAAGATTGTTGAGCCGTGCATATAAGCTCTTGTTGCTGTGTTTCTTAGTTTCATAAACCCCTCCTATTCACTAAGATAATGCAGTTTGACCTGCAAGGTAAAGCATTGAGTTAGTACGTTTCAAGTATGGTGGTATAAATTGACCGTGTGCTTGAGATACTAAGTCTAATGAACCTTGAGGGAATAGAGGCATTGGAGTGTAAGGAACTGGTAAATAAGCCTCTAAGTTGTCAGCGTCATCATTGTAAAGTACGATAACTGGGTTTGTACCGTCAACGGTTGGAGCGTTAGATGTAATTGCGTTGTTAGCATAAGCAACAGGCAAAATTCTGAAGTCTTCACCGTTTACACGTTTCATTGCGTCTTCAAGTACTTGCAATCTGTTTAAGCCATATTGACCGAATGGAGTTGTCAATGCAAAATATTCTTTTGCTGGCAAAATCATTCTGTTGAAGTTCATTGTGTAATCAGCGTTATCTTGATATGCTGGTGCTAATTGAGCAATGAATGTTGTAAACTCACTGTCAGACATAGCAGATAATGCATTTGAGTAAATTGTTTGGTTAACTGTAACAGCTGATTGCGTCAAGATACCTTGTTGTGAACCGTCTGACAAACCATTGAAGAATGTTTTTTGCAACATCAAGTCCCAAGTTTTCTTTCTTGCTTTTTCTTTTTCTTCAACGATTGAGAATGTAGCGTCGTTAATTCTACCCATTTGAGCTAACTCATTAGTGATAGAGTAAACTGCACGCCAAAAGTTATTTTTAAGGTTCAACGCACCAACTTGGATAGATACGTTCATATCTTTGTTGATGCCGTCAGCACTTGGATTGATAAGACCTTGTTCACCGTCATTACCAATATAGTTTACTGCGTATTGCAATAATTGAGTAGCATAAGCACCCGCACCAACGTTAATTTTAACGAAGTCAGACAACTTATGACCGTTTAATTCATAAAATTTCTTTTCTACAACGCCAGCAAGAATAGTGGTCAATGTAGTGATTGATTGTTCTAAACCAGCTGTAGCACCGATACCAGAGTTATTAACTGTTCCCATAAGGTTGTTACGTAACTGGTTTTTATATCTTTCTTTGGTTAATATTCCAATTGTATCCATGTTCTTATGTCCTTTCTACTTAAAATGATAATTGTACTTGTACAAGTCCGTTTGCCGGTCCGTAAGTGACTGCTGTACCAATAGCTGCTGCGGATGTACCTGAAACAGTACCGCAACCACTAGCTGTATATTCTACTTGAGCGCCAACTGCAATAGGTGAAGCACCTACTGTCATATATACAATATCTCCGCTTTGAGCTAATGCAATTTTATCGCCTGCTGCATAAGATGAGGTTCTGGCGTCATAAGCTACAATACCAAATACGCCTTTACCTGTTGACCATTCTTGAACAACGGGAGCTAACTCATTTGTTGAGGCAGTATCTAATACAACTGCTTCACCTGCTGCAAGAGTAGTGCCTGATGTAGCTGGTGTAAATACTGCGTTATGTATTTGAGGATGATTAGGAATTAATGCATACATACCTGCCACTGGCTGTATATCATATCCTGTTAATGTGAATGCTGCTGTCATTTTTTACTTCCTTTCTTGCTTAGTAATTTTCACCTAACTTTAATCTATCTTCTTTTGAAATGTAGCCAGTGCCATATTCATAAGAACTAGAATTATTTACTACACGTCTTGCAATTTCTGCGTAATCTACTGAATTTTTTACGTCTGCAATACGTTTTTCTTTTTCAAATTCTTCTCTGTCTTTTTCGTCCTCGTTTTTACATTTGTTATCACGTGAACGTTCAGAGTCTGTATAAGCTATTTCTTCGGCTTTTTTGATTACTGTTCGGATGTCTTCATCATCACATCCAGCAGATTTCATAATTCCACCGATTTCATCAATTAGCTTACGTTTGTCTGTTTTTTCTTCATTGTCACGTCTGTTTCTGCGTTCGTTATCTCTTTCGTCGTCGCATTTGTTGTCTTTTCTATTACGACGTCCGCAGTTATCTTCTTTTTCGTCGTCTGCGTGGTCACGTCTGTTGTCACGTTCGTCGTCACATCTGTTTTTACGATTGTCACGGTCGTCACGTTCTGAACCCTCGTAAGCTATTTTTTCCATTTTTTTAATAGCTGTTCTGATGATTTCGTCATCATCACCTGCTGATTTTAGCATTCCTGCTACTTCATCAATAAGTTTTCTTTTATCAACTTTGTCCATATCGTCTTTTTCCTTTCTTTCGTTATTTACGATATCTTTTATAAATTCGGTTAAGCTGTTTAGTACGTTATCCATAGGTTTTTTCTCCTGTTTATCTTTTGAATTTATCACTATATTAGCCCTCTCATATCTGGGGTCTTTCACTAAAGCAAGGTGCAAAAATTCACCGTCAGTAAATTCCATATCATAATCAAGACTGTTGTGCGTACCTGCTTTGTTGTCTGAAACAAAGTCATAAGAACAAGAAACATTCCAACCTTGATTTTTAACTAGGTCTATCGCTTGCGTATCCCATATGATACCTGAACAATAGTACCAGCCATCATTATCGTCGTACCAAACATCACTGATAACACCAACTCTCTCGTCGTCTGCGTTTTCGTCTGTGATTGTTTCGTGATTGATAATAACAGGGCAACCTATTATAGTTTTTAAGAACTTATCAAGGGTTTCTTTGGTAATAAGTACATTACCTAAGTCCTTGTAATGTACCAGACCAGCTTCAATAAACCTTGATGTAAATTTACGTCCTTTGCCTTTTTCCTCAAGAACCACATCGTCTTGAAGTTCAAGCCCATTTGTAACTGTTAATGAAATAGAATTATGGGCTTTACGTTTAGCCTTACGTTGAGCCTTTTCCATTTGTTCAATTTCATCAAGATAATATTTTAATTTTTCCTCTAACTTATCCCGTTCGGGCTTATAGCCACATTCTTTAAGTTGTTGGCGGGTATAATTACGAAGATCCCGAAAATCATCTAAACGGGTTTCTGACAATAACTCCTCTTCTCTTGAAGGTTTTGGTGCAGATCCTGACAATGTAGGCTGTTCTTTTTTTATTTGTTGAAATTCTTTATTTCCTTTCAACATTTTTCTAGTTTCGATTTCTTTTTCGATTTGTTCGTCGGATTTCCCTAACAGTTTTCCTAGTTCACGAATATCTTTATATTCATCATCTTCGGGTTCTTTTTGTGTTTCTTTATCTTTTAAATCAATTCCCCATGTTCTTTTCATTGCTTCACGTGGGTTTTCACCGTCTTTTAATAAAAGGTGACGTCCTTTATTTTCTTCGCCATGGGGCTTAATTGTAATCCATTTATCTTCATTATTAATATTTTGTTTTGATTTTAGCATTGTTTATAAATTTCCTTATAGAGTTTATGACCCCTTTTTGTGAAACTAATATCTTCTCACGGTTTTGTAAATATTCCTTGTTGATTACTGGGGACATTGAACAACGGCAGTTATACGTTTCACCTGGTAACCCATATTGCATAATCCCTTTTTTATTATCATAAATCATGGGGGGACTATCAAACCTATAGACATTACCATTCAAGTCCTTATGTAATTCCCTTGTACGCTCGTCCATAACTGCGTGCCATTTGAAATGTGTAAACCCCTCTTCAACGTACTTTGAACGGAAGTAACTAGCGGTTGCGATTGCGCTCTCGTTACGTGCTAGGAACTTAGCTTTACGTGTTCCTATTTTCCATTCTCGCTCTATGTAATTGCTTATAGTCTTGATTGATTTGCCCTCAAGCGCCATTTGAGCAACTACTTCACGCATTTCAACTATTTTTTCCTCTGTCCAATTTTGTATCCAATAGTCTAAGTTATGCGTGTATCTTTGTGCAATCTCATTTTTTTGCCAGTTGGTCAATTTCGGAGTTAAGAACGGTACTTTTTTGTCTTTAGCCTCTTTATATACCCTACGCTGTAAATCGTTCATTATCTCTTTTACAGTGCCCTCTATTACAAATGTTTTCTGTAAATTAGTAAGATTGTTGAACTGGTCGGTAAGATATTTTTGAATTGCATACGCTTTAATAACCGCTTGCGCTTGAGAATAGTCGAACGCTTGAGCAATACCAATTGGTAACTTTGATTTTGATATAACGTAAGCATTTAATTTCTTTGAGTATTTTGCACCCAGTGCTTCAAGTTCTTTTGCCATTCGGTTGCTAAACCGTCCTGAAACACTGTAAATAGCACCGTCTGAATAGATTAATTTATTTCCTTGAATGTAAGTAAATAAATCATCAACGCTATTGTTAACTGTGGTTTTCTTCAGGATTAGAAAACATTCTTTAAAAATGTTCTCCCACATCCATTTTTCCATTACTCGGATTATTTTACGTTCATAGCTTTTCTTATATGTAAGATTTCGTAAGAACTTCATCAAAATCCTCGTCTATGTCGTTGTCGTCAATTGCGTTAAGTTCTTCATCACTAAATAAGACAATACCCTCGTTATTAAGCTGTTCAGCTACTTGGGTCTTTGTCATTATGCCCGCACCTAATAACTGCAACCAGTTATTAATCTTGGCGGTTTGTACTTCAAGCACTTCTTTTTCAGATAGTACTCTTAATGGTTTCCATTTGATACGGATATCATCAACATTACGCCCAAACAACTGGTAACAACGTATTTTAACCATTTGTTTTAATATTGGCGTGCTTGGTACTCTGATATCGCTTGAAATCATTGCGTTATAGTTTTCAATGTCAAGTTCTGCACCTGTACCTAATCCGTTAGCACCTTTTCCAAATACCTTTGAATAAGGTAACCTAATTGCCGAACAGATAAGCAAGAATATTTTTTCCAATATCTGGTCTAATGAGCCAAAAGATAATTGCTTTTGTTCGTATTCATCTTGACTATCTAACGCAAGTAATGACTTGTAATTTTTTTGCGTGCTAGCAATCTCTAAACGCTTTTTAATGGCACTTTCACCAGCGGGTGACATAAGTGTTTCGGCTAAACCAAAAATCTTAACTACGTCGATTTTAGCCTCGTCTAAGAGTTCAAATATTACACTGTTAGCTTTAACATATTCGTTAAGTTGTGGGATGACTGCCTCTAAGATACTAGCACCCCAACCTTGTAACAAGTTTTGAATGTAATAAGGTTGTGGAGCACCGCAGTATGTAAATATCCTTGATTTGTCAACTGTAAATGACATATCTTCAAGGTTGTTATCTTGGATAATAAACTGGTCTGCAAGTCTTAAGTTTGAGGCATTCTGAACGCATTGCCAACGGTCTAATGCCATAAACTCAACGTCTTTTTTATAAATTGTTTCAGGATTAAACGGAGTATCGGGTTTTTGGTTAGTGTTAACAAAAATCAAACCACCACCGTATAATCTTCCCCAACGTATGCAATCCTTTAAACGTTCAATGTCTTGGGCATTGTTTATATAATCTTGAAGTTGTTCAAGCTCGTCAGTCTCAAGTGTATTGCTGTCTAATTCAAAACCACCGTCCCTAAATGCGTCCTCTACTGGTAAGTCAACCGCAAGCTTAACAAAGCTGTTTGACTTGTACATATTAGCCAACGGCACCCAATTTAAAGAAAGTAGCAATGGACTAGCAGTTTGGTAAGAGGTAAACGGAGATTGTATTTCATTCCCAATGTTTAAAGCACTAGCAAGTCCATTGTTAACGGTTGAATTTGATTGATGAGAGATTTTAGCTTGTTTTCTTTTTTTCATAAAACTTCAAAGATTGTTGCACGTTTGTGTGCAATAGTATTATTGATTAGATGGACTAAAGCGTCCGTTATGTCGTCGTGTTCTTGCGTTTGTTCTCGGTTGAACTCTTCAAGCTCGGATAAAAGCAAATTATTAAAGCCATAGTTTTCATCAACTGGTAACATAACGTTACCACTTTGCATATATTCTAAGACTTCCTCAACTCTTGCAAGCTTATCTTTGTTTACGTCAATAGGGATTACTGGCATGCCTGTCTTCCCTCTCAACTCTTGGATTAACTGTTGACCGCTTGCTTTGTTTTCAATATAAACCGCTGTACAAGATGTATGATAGATATCAAACTGATACTTATTAAACAAGTTAACCGCAACTTGTTTAAGCTCGGGATACTCATATCGTCCGTGTATCATTTCCAAGATGTGAAGTTTTCCCTCAGTGGTAACTCCACCAACCAGACCGCAACTATAGTCGGCACTTTCCTTAACGCTTATGGCTGTGTCCCACGCTATAACAATTTTTTTATAGCGGTTAAGTGTAATGTCCTGAGGCGTGTAATATGTAAACCAATCACGCTTAATTAAGTTGCCACCCTCTGCCAATGGTTCGGCTTGATACTGAGCTTGAAACATATAGTTATTCTTCTGAAGTTCTGCTATACGTTCTGCAGTGTATTGGCTCGGTAATGTACAATTACCATTACTATCAAGTAACGGTTTCTTAAGTACTTCATATTTGTACTTTTCAATCAGAAAACCTGATAAATCATATTTGTGCAGTCTTTGCTGTACACATAAGACTGGTACTTGAGAATTGTTTATACGGCTTAAGAGTGTTTCCTCAAAATATTCACATACCTTTTGTCTAAGACGTTTGTACCGAATGTCTTGCGGTTTGTTCGGGTCGTCTAATATAAGAATACCACCAAACTTTTTACTGTTCCGAACGCCTGCACCAAAGCCTGTAATTGAGCTACCCATAGCACTAAATAAAATAACACCACCCCCATAAGTGGTTATTTTCTTAGTTGAATATGTGTTTTTTTTATTCTCTTGTTGATTATACTCAAGCCAAAAATCATTGACTGGTAAGTCCTCACTTTCAAGCTCTTGATACAACTTATGTGGATACATTGCTCTATATAACGGATGTTCTAATATTTCCATTATATGCTGTGCAATCGTTCCCAGTAATTGCTGTGAGAATGATGTGTAAATAATGTTTGACTTGGGGTTATTGGTTATGCACCATACGACAAAGTATTGAGAGATTGTAGTCTTTGCACTTCTTGGAGGTAAGTTTAATACGGCTCTTGGTTTCTTGCCATTATAAATGTCCTCAAAGAAATCAAATAAATCTGTATGTAATTCCTCTTGAATGAACCGTGTACCCTCAATTTTATTAAACAAAAATAAGAACCAGTCTTTAAAGCCTCGTTCTATTAACCTTTGTCCTAAATATTGAAGTAAGTCGGCGTCATCAAGCATTAAGTCCCCTCATCTATAAGCTTATCAACCTTATGTTTGTCCGCTTGGGATACAAAAACCTTTTGAATTTCCATTCCGCCTTTAATCTCGGTTGCGTCTTTTTCAATTGTCAACTTGAGCAGTTCGGTAAGCGGTTTAGTGTCTCCCCGTTCTAAAGCCTCTGTACAAGCTTTGACGTGGTCTTTAAATATGTTTGGATTAGCTCTCAGAATGGCTCTGTAGTTCTCAAGGATTGAACTTGTTTTAACTTTTGTGTCCGCTGTCTTTTGTTGATTAGCTAAATCTTTAATGTTATGTTTCTTAACGTGTCTTAACTTATCTTTACAATCCTTAGCAGCCATAATTTACGCCCTCAAAATTTGTAAATTGATTAAACCGTAGTTGTTTTGTAAATGACCTGTAATGTTATCACAAAGGTTATTTACACCTCTGTTATCTGTTTCTATACCGTCTAATAAACGTAATGTATCAGCCAATAAATCTGATAGCTTTTTGTAATTTTCCAAATCGTCGTCAAGTTCTACATCTGGGATTAACGGAATTGCCATTTTAAGATATTGGGGGCTTGGCAATGGTCTGTCATCTGAACCTAACAATGCAGTTTCCTTAAGCTCGTCAAGAAAATCATCTATGCCGTCATAAACTCTATCAGCAAGTAAATGTTTTGCAAAAAATGCCTCACCGTGACAAGTGTAATGGATATCTTTACAAAAGTTCTGAATTGCTACCAGATACGCAATCAACTGGTTTATTTTCTCTGTCATAATGTCTTGTCCCATTAAAATCATAAATATGACCGTTCTTTTGATAAAGCCACGTCATATTTTGTAAACTTCCTTTAGCAACGTTTTGATTATCGCTTTGTGCTAATGCTAGTCGGTTGAAGTAATTAAGTGTTGAGTAAATGTCTTTGTTTTTTACTTTTTCTTTGATGAGTAATTTACGGTTCTTATCCCAGTAAGAAATGCTTGCTTGTAAAGCTCCGCACTTTTCATTTCTACATCTACCTAATTCTAACGTCTTGTAAACTTGGGTATTTGTATCAAATATGCGGATACTGCCTAAGTATTGACAAGGCGTGTTACAACACTTCAAGCACATAATGCTCTCTCCTACCATTAGCGGGAATTTCTTCCAACTCTACTACCAGTATAACAAATTTTTTTAATTTTGACTAGGAGTTGTAAAGTTTTTGTAATGTTTTAATTTATTTTGAGCATATATTTGCGCTTTGCGTAGTTTCCAACATAGTAAGGTAAGTGCGTTAACTCTCTCTCTAAGCCGTGCAATTTCTGCAATCAGTTCAATAACTTCTCTATCTGTCATTTACTTTGCTCTCTCAATTTTAAATAAACTTCTCGGGGCATAAGGTTACCATATTTATCAACAAATATGCACCCGTTACGCATTGTGTATGTTCCTTGAGTATTCATATATCTACCCTCTAAATAGCAAATAGTATTTTCCTCTTGATACACTATATTAACGATACAGATTATAAACAAAAGTGGGAATACAAGCATAATAAAAACTATAAAAAAATTGTCTTGTTCAGTCATATTATAACTTCTTTCCATTAGTCACTGTATCTCTCTTTAAATCATAAATCCAATGTTTTAAAATTCCAATGGCTTTAATGATATTTTTGGAGAAAACTTTTGTTTCCAAAAATTCTTGCAAAACTTGTAAGCCTTGAGGGCTACAATAATAGCAATTACATCTATACCAACTTTGTGCGTGTTCGTTATATACTTTCATTCGGTCAATGTATTTGCTAAACTCGGGACGTGACAAATATTGATGTAAGAAAGTATATCTAAGATTAAGTTTTTCTCCTAATTCATTAAGTGAAATGTAATCGTATTCACTATTCTCTACATTGTTCATTTTTTCTCCCTTTCTGTTTCAAGTTCTTTTATACGTAACGCTAACACTTCACGCAGTGAATGACAATTCTTTTTCTCAATAATGCTTTGTCTAAATGTATTGACAGTATTTTTAGTAATTCCCTCTTGTTTACTAATTTCCTCTACACTTAACCCTTGACAAAACAATTGGTAGATTTCTGCTTCTCTGCGTGTAAGTGTTGTAACGTTTTTCATAAGTCTAAATCCTTTGTTATCTCTTTAAAATCCTCAAGTTCAATGCATAAACCGTTGTTGAGCATTTTTTTGATTGAATTTAAGGCACTGTGATATTTTTTATTTTTTTCACATTCGTGTATTTTCCATTGTAATTGCCTGTAACAGCATTCGTCGCCCTCACCGCAAGCCAAATAGCTATCGTCGCAATAATGTTCTAGTTTACAATCATCTATTACATAGTAACGATGATAATGTTTACATTTGCTTACGTCTATATCATTATTCATTGTAACCATATTCCTCTCTAATATATTTCTCAACTTCCTTACTCAAATCAATATAACCCATTTTTTTAATAGGTCGCCACATTTTATTAACTTCTTCCACTTCTATTAAAAACTTCTGCAAATATTCTTCTGCTTTGACAGAATAATACACTTCAATATCGACCATCTCATCTTCCCAGTTATTTTCTATAAAATCATCAATATCTGCCTTAATTCTACGAATAGGTATTTTGAAGTATTCTTTTGTGTAAACTTTTATATTTTTTACTTTTTCAAGCATTCTTTGAACGTCATTATCAAATTCTACTGGGTCGTAATTGTCGATTATTAACTCATACATTTCTTCATAAAAATCTTCTAAAGTATCATAGTCGTATAATTGGTCGTCGTAGTTAAAACATAAGTCTTTTTCTTTAAATCCATCTAATGTTATCATTACACACCTGCCTTTATGATATATCCTCTTTCTTCCAAGTCTTGTATAATTTCTTTGACATTACATTCAACACTTTCTTTAAATTCATCAGCAGTCAAAGGAATTTCTTCAATTGTTTCTTTTGTTAAAATTTTAACTTTAACATATCGAACTATATCCCGTTCCAAGATAGTTTCTACTATGTCTTTAATTTCTACTTTATTAATATCCAAATTTAATGTGAACATCTATACCCCACTCCTTATCATATCTATCAATCGTTGTTTGCCTATGCGTTCGATTGCTTTTGTTTTAAAATTTTCGTCTAAGCAATAAACATTTCCACTTATCATACAAAGCTCACTTGTTGAGTAACCAATACGATTATTATAGACGGCATAGATTAAATAATATTTATCTTGATTTAAGTTACTCCAATCAATTACTTCTTCACCATTCAACTCATCTGCTAAGGCTTCAAGTTCAGCTTTTGTCTTTAAGTTTTCTCGATATTGTTCTGCTTGCGCTTCGGTTTGGAAGCAATTTCCTACCGACAGCCGAAAGTTATCTTCAACAGTGCCATACCACATCTCTGTATCTATAGCACCTGCACTAGTTATTAGATAATATTGTTCATCCATTTCAGGTTGCCATTTTTTGTTTTCTTTTTCACGTTTTAAAGCATTAAGTGCGGTTTCTAACGCTAAATTTTCCTCTTGGATTTGTTCAATTTTGTTGTTTAATTCCTCTAACAATTTGTTAATATCACTCATTCAATTCAACCTTTCTTTCTTGCTTATACTCATAGAGTTCAACCTCATCATCAATCCCTAATAAGAGTATTTCGTGCTCGTTATCCAGCATTGTATTATAGCTACTTAATTCCATAGCCTCTCCTTTTCAGTTCTTCCATAATAGCCACATTAACTATATATGATTTTTTGTAACCAGTTTGATTACAAAAATCAGTCAACGCTTTGTTTACTTCAGTTTTTATACAAAAGATTACATTCTCCGTTGTTTTCATCTTTTCTCCTTTTCTTTCTTACGTCATTATTCTAGTATATCATAATAAATTTGTCAATACTTTTATATAAAAATATTACAAATTATTAAGCATATATTTTTTAAACCTGATACATACTTGTTTGCTCTTGCCATCTGCGTCTGTTTCCTTACGTTTTTTTACCACATATTCGTCGGTTATATCATAGGTTTTACGTAAGTTTCTGATTACCCCTTGCGGACAACAGATATAAAACATTTTAAACATTTCCAATGAAGTAATACTTCCGTGTTGTTTTAAATACTTCAAAACTTTTTCTTCTTGGGTCATAGTAAATCCTCCTTATTGATTAATTTATTTATTTTCTTTTTCTTCTATATTAACCACCATACCTTTTTTTACTAATTTTTTAAAAGTTTTATCGATAGAATTTTGCATTTCGACATAATCGGGTTCTAAATATCCTCTCACAATGGTTTTATATGGTGATTTAAAACTATCTTCATCAACATAAAAGTGTAATATCCCCTCTTTGAGAGGGTGATGGTTCTTTTCAAATTCCTTTTTTAATATTTCACAAAATTCATTAAATTCTGCATTGTTCATTTCACTCAATGGTTTCATTCCTGTATCTCTCCTTTAATTAGTTTTTGCATAAAAGTATCGACGTCATAATCTACCATAAGTACTTCCCCCCATATTAAATAAACGTTTGTATATGCTCCCTTTTCTCCCCAGTCTTGAGATAACATACTTATATATTCGGGATTAATATAGGTGAGCCTATCAATTTTAAATAACATTTTACACACCTGCCTTTATCATATTAATAAGTCTTTGTTCACCAATTCTTTGATTTATATTTAACGGCTGTTAAATGACCTGCTAGCTGTTCCATTGTGGTGACCATATCTCTTGCGTATCTAAATTAAATTTTAGATTACAAATTACATTGCTAATCCCGTGACGGTTTTTTGCAATCAGAATTTGCAAATCATTTTTTACTTTCGGGTCACTGTCATAGGCATAAGGTCTATGAGCAAATAAAACATAATCAGCGTCTTGTTCAATTGCTCCACTTTCTCTAATGTCTGATAAAACTGGCATTTTGTCTTGTCGATTTTTTAAATCCCTATTGAGTTGTACTAATACCATAATTGGGACATTTAAATCGGTTGCCAGAATTTTAATCTGTCGTGACAAAGATGTTGCTTTTTCATAGAGGGATTTGTTATTAAATCCACTCATAAGACCTAAGTAGTCTATTATAACAAAATCTAAACCAGTTTTTTGTTTTTCAGTGAGATAGGTTCTTAATTTTTCTATAGTCAAATCATAATCACATAAAACAGATAAGTTCCAATCTTTGAGCTCGTTCAAACCTTTTTTATATAATGCCATTTCACCTTGGTTAAAAGTACAAGCTCTGTATTTTAAAGCGTTAAGCTTTGTATTAATACAATTAAAGCGATTTTGCAACTGTTGTAATGGCATTTCTAATGAGCAATATAAAACCTTTTTGTCCATCAGACATAACTGCCTAGCTATGTTTAAAGCGATAGTTGTTTTCCCCATGCCAGTACCACCGCCTAGTGCAATGTAATCCCCACCAGAAAATGACCCAATGTTTTCATCAAGTTCAGGGTAACCTGTTACCAAACGGCTTTGCTGTTTTTTTAAATAGGTTTCCTCAAAGTTTTCCATTCCCTCAGAGATATGAGTAATTTTTAACTCTTTGAGAGTGTGAGCTTTTTTAAACTCCTCAATTTTTTGAATATCTTTGTCCGTGTGAACATTCTCAATCATTTCTTGTAGTTTTTTTTCATAGAGAATTGAACATACTTTTTTTGTTAATGGTGATTCACACCATACGTAACTTTGAGTATACATTAAGCAGTCAATTACTTCTTTGTTTGCGTTCAGTTCTTGCGCAATTGTATAAGCATTGAGTGGTTCATTTTGGTTATAAAGTCTGTGAGCGGTTTCAAAAATTTGTTTTTTGATTGGACTAGTGAATAATTCTCCGTCACAATTTTCAAAAATGTATGGTCTTTTTTCAGGGAAGTCTAATAAAAGTGAAATTAAATTGTATTCTGCGTCTAATTCAAAAGTATTCATTCTTTTCTCCCTATCTGTATGCATTGTATTCACCTTGTATAGCTATTACATTTGATTTTATTGGTGACGTTTGATAATTATTTTGTTTTACTTTTTTGTACACCCATTGACTTTTTCCCATTGTTGCATAATGGCTTTTGTATTTTTTACCACTACTTTCGATATATTCGGATAAGCAAGAAATGCCATCATCTAATTGACTGCCATAAATCTCTTTTAACTTTTCATATTCTCTATCCGTAAGTTTTACATTTTTAAATTCACCATAAGGTTTTTTTTCTTTTTCTATATTATCTATATTATATACTATATTATTAGGTAAGCTTTGTTTACCACCCCCATTAAACTTTGTTTCATACCCCATTAAACTTTGTTTACCACCATTAAACTTTGTTGCATACCTACATACTTTAATTCCGTTCAAATTTTCTTCGTGTTTGGAAATGTAACCTTTACTAACTAAAGATTTTAAATTTTTCATTACACCCTGTTTAGTAGAATTAGTCCATTCAGCTAAATAATTTAAACTCCCAGTAAATTCACTTTTCTCATCTTGGCTGAAACCATAGATAAGAGCGTAAATTATTAGTTCATTCCCTTTTAATCCTAAGTCGGTTATCATCCAACCTTGAATAGTTACAAAATTTTCTTTTTTTACCATTTTCTCTCCCTTTCCTCAGGAGTATATTATCAATGCAAAAATAATACACTCTGAATATGTATTCATCTGAAAATAAAAGTAGGAACAAAATGTTTCAGAACTCATTCTTTCGGCACGGTTTGCAATTCCTTGCCTAGTTCCTACAGAAAATATAGCATAAAGTAAATGGTTTGTCAAATAAAAAAAGAGGGTACAAAATGCACCCCTGTAAGAAAGATTTACCCTTAAAACGGTATTTCATCATCTGAGCTATTTGTCGGATTATAAGTATTCAATTCGGCATACCAATTCCCACTACGTCCTTGTTTAATGTCAAAATTGACCCAGCCACGTTCATTCATTGGGTTCTCATCACAAAAATCACCAATGGCACCCCGCACTTAAAGATTGTGCCATACTTCAAGGGCACGGCTTTGACTTTAAAGCCTTTTACAAACTTTTTATTATTTTCCATTGTTTTCTCCTGTTTCTTTTGCTTGTAGTTTTTTATAATGTTTCATATACAAAGCTCTAAAGCCCTCAACATCTTTCGCATTGGCATTGTTAGCTCTGTAATATCTCAATGCCTCATCAGTGCTTACGGTTGCCTCTAAACCTTGTATCAAATCAATGTCAGGATTTATTTCTAGCTTTTGTTCTTTCTGTATGGGTTTGCTATCTATGCTCCCCGCTTTTGCGTCAAGCATATCAGCCTCAACTATTTCAAGCGCATTGAGATACAAATAACGTTTTGCATAAGTGTTTACACCGCCTAACGCTTGCATTGCACTACAGCCTTTAAGTTGCAACGTTGCAACTGGCATTGTAAATTGCACCACTTCTTCAGGTTTTTCGCTGTTGATTACATGCAAGGTTGCAGTGTCCATTGTACTACTAAAATTGGTACAAAGTCCTTGCTCCAAAAATATCTCATTGACTTTAGGCAAAAAGTCACCCAGTTCAAAGTATTCAAAGCCAGCGTAAGCGTTCTTACCGCTTTTTTTCAATTTTGCTTTTTGTAACTGCACTCTTGCAGTTTGTAGTTTTTCGTAAATATTCATCTTTTTCCACCTTTCTTACATTAAAATGGTATCACAATCTCATCATCATTATCAAGAATACTGGTGCGATACTTTTCATCTTCTGAATAGTATCTGCACCAATTATTCTCACCACGTCCCCAAATCAATTCATCATTTGCCCATATAGAGTATTGTTCAAAATCGTCCTCGTTCATAAATCTTTCTCCATACATTTTTCTAAGTGCAATCTGCACTTATGATAAGTTAATTGCTTAATTGCGTTTCTGGTCATCTGATTAAAGTTCATCCAAAACTCTAATAGATTAACTCCATAAACGTGATTACTTGCTATGCGGTTTAAGATATAGTCTAAATCTGCCGTCCCTGTTTCAATCTGCATAGCCATATTGACAGCCTCTTTTTGTTGCTCGTAACTTAACATATTAGCCACCTATAACCATAGCTAAAAATGAGCCAAACAAAATAAATGTTGCGATAAATTCGCCTAAAGTTTCTTTTTGCATAATGTTCTCCTGTTCTTTCTTACATAAAAAAAAGGGCTCTATCTTATGAATAACAATTTACTACTACATAAAGGATTTATTTTATGGTTAAAGAGCCCTGTGTTATCTAATAAGGTAATTAAAACCTTTTCATACTTCAAAGAAAATGTGCGGTACTTTCAAAAGATACCAATGCTTGGAGGATATAGCACCGCACGGGGTTGTCAACACTTTTAAAAAAAAGGCGTTCAAAATAGATTGCATTCAAGATAGTATATCAACTAGGAGTGAACGCCATTAGTAATTTAGAGTATTCGTATATGTTAAATCTTTTTGCAGTCAACCAACCGTGAGGTCGTACGGTTGGGTTTTCTTTTGTCATTAGAGTTAATAGTGACCCCTCACCAATGACTGCATTTGCAAATTCTTATGGTAGCCTACCATTCCGATAGGCTAATTAAA